CCTAAAAAATTCCCCGGAGGAAAATTCCCGAGGGACAAAGTGCTTTTACGTATTGGGAAACCGGGGAGGAACTCTATGAAAGCCGTTACACACAACGTATTAGTCGACTTGGAATTACGGGATGCCATATCTGTGGTTACCAAGGCTCTCAAGTCTCGACCACACATCGCGGCGTTCCAGGAATTCAATCCTGACAACGCGATGATCCTCAAGGGGCTGAAGGACTACGCCGTCTACACGGCATCGGCAAAGGGCTTGCCTGTTCTTCTGAAGAAGCCCTACGTCAAGAAAGTTCACAAGGTCGACAGTCTGATTCTTGCCAAGGATTTTCCAGGCGGTCGCCCAACTCCTGGCACAGAGGTCTTCTTCGAGAACCGATTCGGAACACACGTCGCCGTTCTGAACACGCATCCAATGGCTCACCATGACAAGCCAGCATACCGTGCTGCGTTCAAGGTAGCCATCACCCACATCGAAGCTTGGAGTCGTGAAGCCAAAACACTAGGCTACATTCCTATGGTCTTCATGGACGGGAATGGCGCAGACCATCTCCAGGGACTTGTCAGTTGCTGGGATGGGCAGCCCAAGTTGCCAACAGGACCTGGTGGAGAGACCATTGACGGTGTGTGGACTGTGAAGAAGTCTGCCGTCGTCACAACCTTCGAGACATTGTCGGATCACAACGGCGTTCTCGTCAAGTACGAAAGGTTCTAAGGGATCGATGCATAAGCCACAGTCAAAGCCACCCGATACATGGACCGATCATCCTCTGTTTGATAAGATCAAGAGTGTTGGCGGCGGTATCTACTATGCGATACTGGGAGATGGTATCGAAGTAGGTGGCTCTGCGGAAAACGTCTGGATCTGGCATTGGCATACTCCAAAAGACGGTGTGCATCGCTGGACGTTGGCGCAATGTGGCAGACACAAGGTCCTTCAAGTAGATCCCTTGACTCTGCATCCGTCCTTAGCTTGCGAGGGTGGTTGTTCAAATCACGGATGGATACAGAACGGGGTATGGAAGTCTGCTAACTAAGAGGAGGTGTCATGGCAGAGGCCGAACCCTCGGGAACACCAAAGAGGCGACGCAAGACTGCCAGCACTCCCGAGGAAAGAGCCAAGCAGCTTCAAAACATGGCATACGACCTTGCCGAGAAGCAGCTGGAACGAGGAACCGCATCGTCTCAGATCATATCTATGCTTCTGAGAGACGGTAGCAGTCGAGCAGAGTTGGAGAACGAGAAACTCCGAAACGAGAATCGTCTCCTGAATGCTCGCATTGATGGTCTGGAAGCAGCCAAGCGGATGGAGGCCTCAATCGAGGCAGCTCTTGAAGCTTTCCGGACTTACACGGGTGAGGGTAACGACGAACACGATGATTAGAACTTACTCCGAGCTCGCACAGATAGAAGACTTCGATGAGCGCTTTCGTTACCTGCGTCTTCGAGGTGTAGTGGGGGAAAGAACGTTTGGTTGGGAACGATTCGCCAACCAGAAGTTCTACAGCAGCTATGAATGGAAGAAAGCACGAAGAGACGTGATTGTTCGAGACCTTGGTTGTGATCTCGGGATTGAGGGGCGAGAGCTCCACTCAGGAATCATCGTGCACCATATGAATCCAATGGAAGCTGCGGACATCTCACAAGGAGATCCGAGAATCCTGGATGTGGACCAGCTAATTTGCTGTTCACTCAAGACACACAACGCTATTCACTACTCCGACGAAGGGCAGCTCCCCCGGCTCTTCGCTGAACGTAGTCCTGGCGATACCACATTGTGGTAGGGAGGATGACAATCATGAGGACACCAAGCCAAGCATTGCACGCCGCAATGCTTACCGTGAACAACGTTCCCGGCATGTGCCAATTCGTAACCCGAGGATGGCTCGATGCCCCGAGTGCTGGAGACTTCGATGGTGACGGTGCAGCTGACGCTGAAGATGGGTGGAAGAAGGAACCGGGCTCGGCCCGACGCTTCGACCGAAACCCTCCTGCGGGCTATCCCGTTACTTACTTGGGAGGTAGCAAGGACAACGGACACAGGGCTCTCAGTGCGGGGCGGATCAATGGAGTCACGCACATTCGCAGCACTGATGCTGGGGGGACTGGCCGGGTGGCTACTGTACCACTGGACTTTCCCGAGAAGAACTGGGGGCTGACCTACGCCGGATGGTCGACGACCATGGATGGTGTGCCGATCCCCAGGGACAAGAACACTCGTGGATGGCGAGTTGACCGTGCTCTGAATCGTTTGATTCGAGCGGAGAAGCACAGTGCAGACGGAACTCATCGAGACACGGTTCTCGATCGAGTCATCGCTTCACTGAAGTCTCTTCCGACTCATCTGAAGCGGAAGTAGTTCACAAAAGCTCAAAATCGAAAGTCAATCTTGAGGGAGGTGACACGATGAGCTACACAGTCGACAAGGAGAACCAGCTTCGAGAAGCGCGCAGGCGCAGCCGATTCGGTTCGATTGCTTCTCTGGCCCGACAGGGCGTCGGAAACGACATGGCAGAGGAGCAGAAGGCGGCTATGAAGACCAAGCCCGCCAAGAAGACTGCCAAGAAGACGTCTGCTGCCAAGAAGGATGCACCAAAGACGTCTGCGACGGCCAAGAAGGCCACCGCAAAGAAGACAACCAAGAAGTCCTGAAGGAGGTGTGACCATGCCCGAGGTAATGGACAGTATTCTGCTGAGCATTAAGAAGCTGAACAGTGTTCCGCAGGACTACACGGCATTCGATGATGACTTTGTCATGTGGATCAACGGCGCGCTCTCGGATCTCGTCCAACTGGGCATCGGTCCTACTGAGGGCTTCAGCGTCGAGGACGAGAATGATGAGTGGGACGACTATCTCCCCTCAAGTCATCTCCGAGACGGCGTGAAGACTTACATCGCACTCCACGTCCGTACATTCTTCGACCCTCTGCCGACCTCTTTCGGTCAGCAGATGATGAAGGATCAGCTGGAAGAGAAGGCATGGCGTCTCAAGGCCATGCAAGAGGATCTAGATCGAGAGGCGGTTGAGCAGTGACAACTTTGGAAATTGCGCAACGGCCTCAAGAGGTCTCTTTGATCTGGGTGGCTGGTGATGCGCTTCGTTTCACGTTGACGATCGTAGATCCTGACCCAGATTCACCAGATCCGGAGAATCCCGTGATGATTCCTCGAAATCTCACGGGATACGTAGCAGCATCACAGATTCGAAAGAACGCAAAGCCGGATTCTGTACTTCTGGCCGAATTCGAGTTCAACACTCTCGATGGGAGTGGTGTGATCGCTGCATATTTATCTCCAGACGAGTCTGAGAAGCTTCGTGGAACAAACAGCGCTAGCTGGGATCTCCAGTTGACCGACCCTGAGGGTGACCCCCTGACACTCATGGCCGGTCCGGCTAAGCCTTCTGGAGACGTGACGCGATGAGTGAGATGATCCTTGAGCTTCGTGATGGAGACACGATTCAGCTAGAGCTTCCGACTCCAATTCACATGACTGTTGATCAAGGACGTGGCCCTCAGGGTCCTTCTGGTTCTGATGGAGCTGATTCGACAGTCCCTGGTCCGAAGGGAGACAAGGGTGACAAAGGCGACACGGGAGATCCAGGCGCTGACTCCACAGTTCCGGGCCCCAAGGGCGACAAAGGCGATAAGGGAGATACAGGTGACGCCGGAGCTGATTCGACGGTGCCGGGACCTCCTGGAGAAGATGGCCCGAGCGCTTATGAGGTTGCAGTCAGCAATGGTTTCACTGGCACAGAGGCTGAATGGCTCGATAGCCTTGTCGGACCTGAGGGTCCGGAAGGGCCAGAGGGTGCAGCGTCTACAGTTCCCGGTCCCCCAGGCACCGATGGTGCTGACTCCACAGTTCCGGGCCCCAAGGGCGACAAGGGTGATAAGGGAGATACGGGAGATCCCGGCGCAGATTCGACCGTACCTGGACCACCAGGTTCCGACGGTGCGGATGGCGACAGCGCGTACGAAGTTGCCGTCAACAACGGTTTCTCGGGCACGGAAGCAGAGTGGCTAGAGAGTCTTGTAGGAGCCGATGGAGCTGACTCTACCGTTCCTGGACCTACGGGTTCGACCGGACCGGCAGGAGCAGACGGATCCAAGTGGTACACAGGATCTGGTGCTCCTTCAAATGGAACTGGAGCTAACGGAGATTTCTATCTTCGTTCGAACGGTGACTATTACGGTCCCAAGGCCTCTGGAGCTTGGGGATCTGTTGCGGGCAGTCTCTTAGGTCCTACTGGTGCCACCGGTGCTACAGGTCCTGCTGGGTCAGCAGGCGGTGGATCTGCGATTGACGCTTTCTTACTGATGGGAGCATGACATGACAACTACGTACAAGGTTCTGGGTCAGGTCGCTCCGTCGGCAAACACGGATACCGATCTGTATACGGTTCCGGGAAGCACTCAGACTGTCGTCTCGACCCTGGTGATCTGTAACCAGAACGCTACGAACATCACATATCGTGTGGCGGTTCGTCCTGCTGGCGCAGCCATCGCAACCAAGCATTACATCGAGTACGATGTAATGTTGCCTCCTAACTCTAGTGATTCACTTACGTTAGGGTTGTCTTTAGCGGCAACTGATGTTGTGACGGTGCGTTCAAACACGACCAACGTGTCCTTCAATCTGTCTGGAGCGGAGCTGACATGAGTGTACGTCGGCAGGGAGTTCAGAGAGATCGGGCTCCTCGTACCGGCGGAGGCTACAAGGCGCGAATGCTGGGGTTTGCTCCTCTAGGGTACTGGCGTCTTGATGAAACGTCTGGAACGACGGCGTTTGACTCATCTGGAAATGGTCGAAACGGAACCATCACTGGGTCCAACTTTCTTCTGAATCAACCAGGTGCAATCAACAACACAGATCCGGGCGCCAAATCAGTGAAGCTAACTGGTTCAGCAACGCATATTCTCATCCCTACGGGATCGTGGATGAATGTGACGAACCATGCATCTTGGGTTTGGTGGATGAAGTCCGGTTTCAACGCGAATAACGCGGGCATATTCTCTCGCTATCAGAATGGCGGAGGAGGTGTTGCTTCGTGGTTGCATTGGTTCAATACGGCGAGCGGTATTGATTTTCGAATCATGATTGGTGGAACGGCAAAGTCTGTTTCCATCAACTGGCCTCAGCTAGGTGTATGGACCATGTTGTCTGCTACCTTCGATGGCACAACGCTTCGTGGCTATGTCAACGACAACGAGGTCGGTAGTCTCGCGGCTTCGGGCAACATCGACACAGGAACCGGCGACATGAGTCTTGGTTCTTATCAGGCCGGAACATGGAGCATCCAGAACCACTTCCTCGATGAGGTGGCTTTCTTGGGTTCAACACTCAAGGGCACGGACATCGTCGATCTCTACAATGCTGGAGTCGGCATTCGCTAGGAAAGGAGGCTCCATGAAGAAGACTGTAGACGAAGTGCTTGAACATCACGGCGTAAAGGGTCAAAAGTGGGGCGTCCGGAAAGCCGCAACGTCTGGTAGTTCTTCTGGAACTGCCTCGGCAAAGGCTAGCTCTTCAGAAAGTCCTCGAGCAGCTGCTGGAGCGGCTAAGGCAAAGCAGGTTCTGGTAGATCATGCCTATGCGAAGAGATCGGCTCAAATCGCAGGTCTCTCAGTATTAGGGATCGCTGCCGCTGGTCTTGCACCGGGTCTACTTCCAGCAGCAGTAGTAGCCGCGGCCGGAGGAACTACGGTTCTTTCGGCAAAGGTTGCTTTGGCAGCAACTGTCGCCACTCGAGCAGCATATGTTCAGAACTACATTAGCTATGCAAAGCGAGCCAAGGCTCGTGTAGTTTCGGTAGCTCACGCAGACGGTCCAAGCGATCCAACCGTCGAGCAGGTATACAACGCTCTCACACCCAAGCAGAAGCTTTCTGCGCATCTTCTGATCGAGGATGCAACTCAGGGTGTTGAGTTTGCAGACGATCCTGACGTACAAGATGGTTGGGCCTCTATGACTCCTACTGAAAGATCGGTGGTGCTTTTCTTGGCAAGCGGAACGGGCCTGCCGGGATCGGCAGCGCATAGTGATGCTGTAGATGAGGTTCTCGCTCACCACGGCATCAAGGGTCAGAAGTGGGGCGTCCGTCGTCCTGTCGGTTCATCGGGACTAGTCTCTCGAGTGGTCGGAAAGAAGGCATCTTCGGAGCCGGTTTCGACGGGCTTGAAGCCTCGCACGGGTTCTGCCGATCAGATCGCCCAGGATCGGATTCAGAAGAAGATCGACACGAACGGGATTCATTCTCTGTCGAACACAGAGCTTCAGTCCTACACGCGTCGACTTCAGCTGGAGAAGGACGTCAACAAGGCTCTTTCTGAGCAATCGGTGGCTACCAAGGCCAAGACCGATGGTTTCATCAAGAGGTTCATCAAGAGTCAGGGCAGTCGACAAATTGACCGTGTTGTGAACAAGGCGCTTGACGTTGCTATGGAGCAAGCGGTTCTAGCTACAGGACTTAAGCTGCACAAGAGCTCCAAGCATTTCGATCCTAAAGAGAAGCTGCCGTCAAACCTTGATGCCGGTAAGGCTCTTGTAGAGGTTTCCAAGCGCATGGCCCCCAAGAAGGGCAAGTAGTAGAAGGGAGGGTTGGCGATGAGTTTGAGTAATCGGGCAGTGCCCGTGTACTACGAGGAGTTCCGCGATTTGGTTCTCCAAAAGGAAATTCCGGTTTGCCGGGAGATCCTCATGGAGATGGATCGCATTGAAGCGCTCATCGCCAGCCCGCGCGTCTACTACGACGGGTCCAAGGTAGAAGGCTTTGTCAGGTTCTGCGAAGATGAGCTTACGCTTACTGACGGAGAGCCTTTAGTTCTGCTCGACACCTTCAAGGTGTGGTCGGAACAAGTGTTCGGATGGTGGTTCTTCGAAGAGTTTGACGACTACGTCAAGAATGAAGACGGTCGCGGAGGTCACTGGGAGCGTAAGACAGTCAAGAAGCGTCTTACCAACATCCAGTATCTGATCGTGGCTCGTGGTGCGGCTAAATCGCTCTATGAGTCGTGCATTCAGAACTATGGTCTGAACTGCGATCGACATACTACCCATCAGATCACTACCGCTCCAACGATGAAACAAGCCGAAGAGATCATCGGTCCTATTCGCACTTCCATCACCCGTGCGCGAGGGCCGTACTTCAAGTTTCTGACGGAGGGTTCACTTCAAAACACTACGGGGTCACGAGCTCTCAGACAGAAGTTGGTTCCCACTAAGAAGGGAGTCGAGAACTTTCTGACCGGCTCCTTGCTTGAAGTACGACCCATGTCGATTGACAAGCTTCAAGGACTTCGGTCCAAGTACAACACGGTGGATGAGTGGCTGTCAGGCGATATTCGTGAGGATGTTGTTGAGGCTATTCGACAGGGAGCGGAAAAGGTCGATGATTGGCTCATTGTAGCAGTCAGTTCAGAAGGAACAGTTCGAAACGGTGCTGGTGACAACATCAAGCTGACTCTTCAGGAGATTCTCAAGGGTGACTATATTGCTCCTGAGATTTCTATCTGGCATTACAAGTTGGATGAGCTTGAAGAGATCAAGAATCCGGACATGTGGGTCAAGGCACAGCCGAATCTTGCTAAGACCGTGTCATATTCTACCTACCACAAGGCGGTAGAGCGTGCAGAAAAGTCGCCCTCACAACGTAATGACATCCTGGCAAAGCGCTTTGGCATTCCGATGGCAGGATTCACATACTTCTTCACATACGAAGAAACTCTGCCCCATCGTAAGCGTAAGTTCTGGGGACTCCCTTGTTCTTTGGGTGCCGACCTGTCGCAGGGTGATGACTTCTGCGCATTCACCTTTTTGTTTCCCCTCCCAAACGGAAAATTTGGAGTAAAGGTTCGTAGCTACATCACAGAACGAACCATGGGTCGACTTCCTGGATCTACTCGGTCCAAGTATGACGAGTTCATTGATGAAGGCAGCCTTCATGTCATGCCTGGAACTATCTTGGATGTCGATGGTCAGATCTTCGATGATCTCGATGCACACATTCAGACCTGTGACTACGATGTACGTACCTTTGGCTATGACCTTTACGGTGCTCATGCTTTCGTTGAAAAGTGGAAGCAGATGAATGGTCCTTACGGTATGGAACGAGTCATTCAGGGGGCAAGAACCGAGTCGGTCCCACTCGGCGAACTCAAGAACCTGTCCGAAGAACGTCTCCTTCTCTTCGATGAGCTTCTCATGCAGTACTGCATGGGTAATGCGGTTGTCGAGGAGGACACGAACTACAACAGAAAGCTCATGAAGAAACGCTACGAAGAAAAGATCGACAACGTATCGGCGGCTCTAGATGCTTTCGTTGCTTGGAAACTCAACAAGGAGATGTTCGAATGACACAGGAAGGGAGGTGACTAATGGCAGAACCACGGCGTACACGAATCGGTAAGTCACTTCGTCACGCTTGGAATGCTTTCGTCTCTGACAGAGAAACTCAGTCGTTTGCGAAGCAAAACCAGTACTCGCGTTTCTATGGGCAGTCTTCAGGACGTAGTTCCGGATCGGTCAGTCTTCGTTATGCCAACGACAAGACGCTCTTGACTGCGATCTACGTTCGTATGGCTCTTGACGCGGCCAGCGTTGACTTTCGTCACGTAAGGCTTGACGACGATGATCAGTACAAGGAAGATATTCCCAGCAATCTGAACAATTGCTTGACTGTCGAAGCGAACATTGATCAGGCGCCTCTGGCTTTCTTCCTCGATGTCTACATGTCCATGTTTGACAATGGATGTATCGCGATTCTTCCTACGGACACTACTATCAATCCCGACATTAGTGGGGGTTGGGACGTTCTCAAGATGCGTGTTGCGGAAATTCTGCAATGGTATCCACAGCATGTAAAGCTTTCTGCCTATGACGAGACCGATGGTCAACGGAAGGAACTTACAGTTCCTAAGAATTCCGTAGCTATCATCTACAACCCATTCCACGAGGTCATGAATGACGGGGCCAGTGTTCTTCAGCGACTTGTTCGCAAGCTGGCGATTCTCGACACTCTTGACGAGAAGTCTGTGAACGGAAAGTTGGATCTTCTGATTCAGCTGCCTTACACGGTTCGTGGACAGACCAAGCAGAATCAGGCAGAAGAGCGTCGTTCCTTCCTCGAAAGTCAGTTGAAGGACAGTCCGTTGGGCATCGGATACATCGATGCCAACGACAAGGTCATTCAGCTCAACAGGCCTGTGGACAACAGTCTCATGAGTCAAGTCGAATACCTCGTGAACCTGTTGTACAGTCAGCTCGGACTCAAGCCCGAGATCATGGATGGTTCTGCTGACGAGAAGACGATGCTTCAGTACATGAACCGAACCGTTGGTCCTCTTGTAAAGGCAGTCAAAGAAGGAATGATTCGTTCTTTCTTGACGAAGACTGCTCGAACTCAAGGACAATCGATCCTGACGTACTGGGATCAGTGGCAGTTCATTCCGTTGTCAGAGATGGCTAATCTCATCAACGCACTTCTTCGAAACGAAGTCATCACGGCAAATGAGATTCGTCCGAAGATCGGTTTCAAGCCACATCCTGATCCGAATGCAAATAAGCTTTCCAACAGTAACATGCCTGGAGGAAACAATGCTGCGTTGGACCAGAATGGCGATCCGATTGTTGATCCTGCGGTTGATGGGACAGGAGTTGCTCCTGATGCCACTCAGCCGCTATTCGATGAGATGAATTCCATTCTCGACAAGGCTTTCAAGGATCTGGGGGTGGATGAGAATGCCCCGTAGCGTAGACGACGTGATTCAACACGCGGCCTACGATCCTGTTGCTCGCCGAGAGCGCTATCTCAAGACACGTCAGCTCAAGGGTCGAAATGGGTCGGTACAGCCGATCCCGGCACCAAAGGCTGGTGTGGGGTCAAGGGTGGTCGAAGGAGGCAATGCCGCTTCGAATGTGCACGCCAACAGAACACAAGCTATTCAAGCCGCTTCAGCAGCAAGGCAGGTTTCCCAGATTGAAGGACGTCTGGGTACGCTGAAGAAGCACTTGAATGAACTACTCGCTAAGCAGAAGGCCGAGGCCGGATCGAGTAGTGATTCAAAAAGCAGCGACTCCACGTCTTCGAAGTCTGGAGGAGGCACCAAGGGCGACAGTAAGCCAAAGACTGCCGCTCAGAAGGCCGCTGCGAAGGATGCGTTGGCTAAGGCACAGAAGGAACGTGCCAAAGAACAAAAGGCAACGCCCGACAAGAAGGACGAAACGAAGACAGCACCATCGTTGCAAGAGCAGATCGACAAGACCAGAGCTGTTATCAGCGATGTCGAGTCGAAACTGAAAGCTGCAAAGGATCTAGCTCGAAACCAAACGGCATCGAACGGCCGTTGAGATGAAACGGAAGGAGAACCGTCAAAATGGGAAGTAATACTACCCAGATCGATCGCGAGCCTGACTTCAGTGGCTACGTGACCAAGGCGGGGATCGTGTGCACCGACGGCCGGATGATTGACGCCAAGGCCTTCGAGCACCAGGACGGCGAAGTCGTCCCGTTCGTCTGGCAGCACGGTCACAAGGACGTCGAAAACGTCCTCGGACACGTGCTTCTGGAGAAGCGACCCGACGGAATGTACGGCTACGTCTACTGCAACAAGACCGCCAAGGGCAAGCACGCCAAGGAGACCGTCGACCACGGCGATCTCAACTCGATGTCCATCTGGGCGAACGATCTGAAGGAGAAGATCTCCGCAGGTGTTCGTCACGTTCTCGGTGGCGGCATCAAGGAAGTGTCTCTCGCTCTTGCGGGCGCGAACTCAGGTGCGAAGATCGACAACATCAAGATCGCTCATAGCGACGATCCTGATGACCCGGATGACCCTCAGGGCATCCAGACCCTGCCCGACGAGGCCTTCATTCGCATGGGGCAGCCTCTCGAGCACGCAGTCCCCTCGGAGGAGCCCGTCGCTGACGAGCCGACCGATGAGGCCGAGGAGTCCAGTGAAGAGGGTTCCGAGGATGCAGCAGAGACAGAAGATGCAGCAGAGGCAGAAGAGACAGAAGAGACGTCTACCGAAGAGTCCGTAGAGGACGAGGCAGGCGACGAGGATCTCGAGCACGCTAGCGTGGCCGAGGCCTGGGAAAGCATGACCCCGGACCAGCAGGCAGCTGTTCGGGTGATGATCGGAGTGGCCCTCGAGGGCACTGACTCCGCGACACACTCCGACGAGCAAGACCCCGAGGGCGACCTCATTCACACCCAGGAAGGAAACGAGGAAGAAATGACCACTCGAAACGTCTTCGAGACCCAGAACCCCGGCAAGAGCGTCTCGCTTCAGCACAGCGGTCTGGATCTCACCAAGCGTTGGGATCGGCAGACCGCATCCCAGCTCCTCCACAGCGCCATGGGGGACGTCTCTCGTCCCGGAAGCGGTGTGCGGAGCCTTCGTGAGCACATCCTCAGCGCGGCCGCTGACCACCTCGGTCACGACGTCGAGTACGGCATCGAGAACATCGACTACCTGTTCCCGGACGCCCGTCCGGTCCAGGACTCGCCGGAGTTCATCATGCGCCGCGTCGAGTGGGTCGACGGGGTTCTCACCGGGGTTCGGCACTCGCCGTTCAGCCGCGTGAAGACCTACTTCGCCGACATCACGGCCGACGAGGCACGAGCCAAGGGTTACCAGAAGGGCAACCTGAAGAAGGACGAGTGGTTCACGCTCTCGAAGCGCGTCACTTCTCCGGCCACCATCTACAAGAAGCAGAAGCTGGATCGAGACGACATCCTGGACATCACGGACATGGATGTCGTGGCGTGGATGAAGGTCGAGATGCGGATGATGCTCGACGAGGAGATCGCGCGCGCGATCCTCATCGGCGACGGCCGCGAGATCGACGACGAGGACAAGATCAAGGAGCCGCCGACCGCCGGTGACGGCGCTGGCATCCGTCCGATCGCCTTCGACGACGACGTCTACACCCACAAGGTGCTCTGCCCGGCCAACGCGACCGTGAGCGACAAGGTGGAGTACATCCTCCGTGCTCGGAAGTACTACAAGGGCTCGGGTTCGCCCACCCTGTACACGACCGACGACGCTCTGACCGACTTCCTCCTCGAGCAGGACCGGATGGGCCGTAGGCTCTACCCGACCGAGGCGGACGTGGCCACTGCGCTTCGCGTGAAGAACATCGTGACCGTCGAGGTCATGGAGGGCGTCCAGACGGACGACGGCGAGCTCTTCGGGCTCATTGTCAACCTGATCGACTACACGGTCGGTGCCGACAAGGGCGCCCAGATCGGCCTGTTCGACGACTTCGACATCGACTACAACCAGTACAAGTACCTGATGGAGACCCGGATCTCGGGTTCTCTGACCAAGTACAAGGCTGCGCTGGCTCTGCTGCGTGCGAATGGCACCGAGGTAACTCCGGACATCCCGACCTTCAACACCGGCACCGGTGTTCTGACGGTCCCGACGGTCACCGGTGTCGAGTACCGCAACGACGAGACCAATGCGGTTCTGAGTGCTGGTGCTCAGACGGCGATCGCTTCTGGCGCTTCGGTGTACGTGCGGGCATACCCGACCTCGGGTCACTACTTCCCGCACAACTTCGACGCGACCTGGAACTTCACCCGCGACTGACCTTCATAGCTAATGGCAAGGTTCGCGGGCAACGTCGGATTCGGCGTCTCGACAGAGGTTCGCCCTGGCGTGTTCGAAGACATCATTACCGTGAGGCAATACTACGGAGATGTACGTCGATCGGCACGTCAGGCGAACACTGTGGACAAAGTCAACGACGATATTGTCGTTGAGAACACCATCGAGATCGTCGCAGATTCATATGCCAGCGACAACATATTTGCCATTCGCTATGTGGAGTGGGCGGGCGCCAAGTGGAAAGTTCCCAATGTGGAACAACAAGGCGTCCGCCTGCTCCTCAGGTTAGGGGGTGTATACCATGGATGAGCTTCAGATATTCCTCGCGGAATTGTTTGGAGACTCAATCAAGAAGGTGTACATCCAACCTCCTGCGGGAATGGAGATGGAATTTCCTTGTATCACGATCAGTCGTGCTCAAGGAAACACCGCGTTCGCTGACAACTTAGTTCACCGCCATCAGAAGCGGTACTCGCTGACTGCTATCGCAAAGGACCCTGATCCAGGCCTTTACGAAGTGTTGGCTGATCTGCCCAGGTGTGTTCATGACAGATCGTTCCCGGCAGACAACCTCAACCACGATGTTTTCACGATCTTCTTCTAGGAGGAAGAATGACAGCGATTCAATGGGATGCTGCCGGAACTCGCAAGTACGAGACCGGCTGTGACCACGGCATCCTGTTTCCGAAGGATGGCGACGGGGTGGGCTGGAACGGCCTGACCAACGTCACGGAAACGCCTGCGGGTGCCGACAACACCAAGACGTACGCAGACAACATCGTGTACGGCGCGATTCGCGCTGCCGAGACCTTCGGTGGCACGGTCGAGGCGTACATGTGCCCCGACGAGTTCCTGGAATGCGATGGCATGAAGCTCGTCAACGGCGTTGCCGTTGGTCAGCAGCCTCGCAAGCCGTTCGATCTGTACTACCGTACGATCGTCGGCAACGATCAGGATCCGGAAGCGGGTTTCAAGCATCACTTCGGCTACGGCCTGACCACGTCTCCCTCGGAGAAGTCCTTCGCTACGGTGAACGACAGCCCCGAGATGACGGCCCTCAGCTGGGAGTTCGAGTCCAACCCGGTGTCTTTCGTCGAAGACGAGTACTCGGACCTCAAGCCGACCTCGCTTCTCACGATCGACAGCACCAGCCCACTGGTCGACCAGGCACTTCTGGCCGATCTGCTGGACATCGTCCAGGGCACCGACGTGGACGATCCGCGTATGCCCACCCCCGACGAGGTTCTTGCGGCCATGGGCGGCACCGGTCTGACCGATGTCGACTTGGTCGAGGAGACCAACCAGCCGACATACGACGGGTCGACCCACGTGGTCACTCTGCCGACGGTCACTGGTGTTCAGTGGAAGATCAACGGTGTCAACAAGGCACCTGGTGCTCAGCCTGCTCTGACCGCTGGTCAGACGGCTACCGTCACGGCGGTTGCTACGTCCGGCAACAACATTGTCGGCGACGACACCTGGACGTTCAAGTACTGACAGCTAGAAGGGAGGCCAGAGAATGCTCAAACTCAAGGTAATTCTGTCGGAAAAGTTCAACGAAGAGACAAATCGAATCGTCGTTGAGACTATCGACATTGAGCTAGAGCATTCTCTGGCTTCTCTGTCAAAATGGGAAGAGAAATGGAAAATTCCCCTTTTGTCAACGCAAGACAAGACAGAAGAAATGAACATTGACTACCTCATGTGTATGTGTTTGACTCCTGATGTGACTCCGGAGATTCTCTACAAACTAACTGAGGAGCAACAAACTCAAATTTCGGACTATCTCGAGACGAAACACACAGCTACATGGTTCAGTAATCAGCCCCAAGCTCGAAGTGGAGAAACAATTACAGCCGAACTTATCTACTTCTGGATGAGCAGTTTCAACATCAATTGGGAATCGCAATACTGGAATCTCAGCAGACTTTTAACACTGATTCAGGTCTTCAGTGTTAAGCAAGATAACAAGCCGACGCCTCAGAGTCGTCGCAATCGTCAGATGGACATCGCACGTATCAATGCTCAGCGGCGCGCTGAGTTGGGTTCCAAGGGCTGAGAGGAGGCATCATGTTGGTTTGGGACGAAGTAGGGACTCGTTACTACGAAACCGGTGTCTCTAAGGCCATCTTCTTTCCGATCGATGGTTCGACAGGCGTTCCGTGGAATGGATTGGTTTCAGTATCTATAGATCCTTCAGGCGGGGAATCCGAACACTACTTCTTCGACGGTATCAAGTACATGGATCGTGTACTTGCCGAGGACTTTCAAGGGACGGTTCAGGCACTTTCTACTCCTCGTGAATTTGAAGCTTGCGAGGGAGTTAAGAGCATCCAAAACGGTTTGAAAACACACTTCAACAAGCGGGACAAGTTCCACATGGCTTGGCGTACTGAAATTGGTAGTGACTCTGGTCAGTCGGTTGGCTATAAGATTCACATCGCTTACAATTGTCTTGTTCAGCCTTCTGCACGTAGTTATCAAACGATTTCAGACAACACCACACCAGATCTTCGATCGTTCGTTATTACAACAACGCCTGCTTGTGGAAGAGATTCATATTTCACATATGACTCTCGAGAAGGAGATCTTTCCGCTCTCGAAGCTCGTCTTTATGCGGGAGATCTCCCCAAGTGTTGGGAACTTTCGGGACTGGGACTTCCTCCAGGAGGAGGCGGTGGTGGAGGATCAACAGATCCTGATCTTGGTTGCGCAAAGCTTATTGAAGATTTTGAGAGCTTCATTCCGGGACAGGTTGTTGTCGATGACGTAGTGGTTGACGCAATTCTCGACACTCAAATCACAGACAACGGTCTGATCAACAACGGTTTGGACATCACAGTGCTTCCAGCGGTGGGAGCATATGCCGCCAATGATTCGGCTGCATCAGAGGTCGGCACCGGCGATATTCTCGCTGATGGCGACGACGCGACCTACATCACTTCGGCTGATGGCGACCTGGGTTACACCGTCGCGCTCCCACCGCTGGTAGGTTATGTTGAAGGTTGCACTCTAGAACTCCATATTCGCATGTCCATCACTGGCGGTGTGAATCCGGATGATCCAGACAACCTAGACGCAGATGCGCAAGTTCATATTTCCACTGATGCCACAGGAGACATCAACATTGGTGGTTTCTCTGATGGAGAAGATGAAGGAATGGGCTTCGCATTGTCTGATGTCGACGGTAATCCCGTTGATTACGTTGTGCCGTTAGCTATGAATGCATGGGTCGACACGACGATCGCGGACGTTATCGAAGCTCTTGAGGCTGGGGCATATTTGAATGTTGTTGGTGTTACTAACAACAACACAAACACAACTCCGGAAGTTCGGGTATACGAAGCATCTGTCGTAATGCTGAACGGCACGGATCAGGGTCTGTACTTGAGACCAGTCGATCAAGAAACTCAAGGCAGTACTGAATTGTTGATCAACGACGCAAGTTCACCTATGCGAGCAGCACATACGTCGTATGTCGATTTCGAATTGAAGGAAATCACATACGATCCTGCTTCTGGTGGCGATGTAGTAGACATCATGTCGTATGAGGATTCTGAAGACGGTGGACCGGCTCTTATTCGACTCGAATTGGATGTCGATGGAAATCCGATCCTGTCTGTTTATGAACCTCCGACTGTTTCTCCTACAAATAGCTACATTCTGGAAACCAATGTTTGGTATCGTGCTCAACTCGATGTTGGGTGGGAAAGTACCACATTCAAATTGGTTGCAAGGAACAATGCGTCGTTGTCGTTGATGACTCAAGTCATCGATTCGAGTGGCAAGGATCCCTTGTGTCAAGTGACCTTCCACGCTGGATTCTATGGGGTGAGCTTTGGCTAATACATTTGAGGTTGTCATTGACAACGCGAAGATCCAGGTGCATTGCCACGATGAAGAACCTCCTGCTACGACTTTGTTTATCGATGTTCCTCTCACAAGGGGTCGTGTTCAAAGAACGAAAGAGGATGGTTCTTCTACCGACGAATTTCATGACTATCCGGCTTCTTGGCCTGAGACAATGGAATACAATCGGTGGAGCGATCCGACGTATACACATCTTGGTGGAACCGTTATTAATCCTGTCGATTGGGACGGAATAACGATCGGCGGTTCAGACGGTTTCGTTCCTGATACGCCGGATGGATACGCCTTGACTGAAATTCGATTCATTCTGAAGGCTCATATGACTGGCGGGGCTCCAGATGTCATCACAGAAGACACTTCGAGTTGGGGTTATCTACCGGCTCCTACGAAATCTCCGTATTTCGCAGACGTGCATAGTGGGACGAGCAGAGTCTTTGATGATTTCCCGACGTCTGAACCGGCGGATTGGATTGAATGTGGAGAACCTTTCAGTCTTGATAACGATCATTTCGCTTCTCAATGGCGAATAACTAAATGGTTTGCTGTGATTCCTTCGCCCCCATATCCTGCTGAACCCAGAGCGATTGTTCTGAATGGTATGGGACTTCGGTTCGTTTACGATCCGATTTGATAAGGAGAATTGATGGATGATCCGTTTTCATTCGGTCAACTCTTCCGCCTCTTGGTGATTTTTCTCAGTTTCCTCGCTATGTGGAGTTTGTGGATCGTTAGGAGAGACAGAAAACATCGGTGGACGAGTAAGACTCGGGATATTTGGCTCGTTCTGTTCTTGTGGACGGTTGCTGCGGCTGAAGGCAACATCGAGCTTTGGTATCGCCATGCTCGACCAAGTGGGGCGATTTTCCTTGTGGTGTTCATCCTACTGTGGACAATCAAGGGAGTTTTCAACCCAGACAAGCTAGAAAAGGATCTAGAATGAAGGGAGGTAGGCTGTGGCTAGAGGACCGATCACGTTTAGCACGACCGGACACTTCAATAAGACCACAGCCTACCTACAGAAGTTGAAAGGGAACCATATTCTAACGGTTCTCAACAAACACGGTTCTGCTGGTGTAGCAACACTTCAAGCGGCTACACCTACGGATACTGGACTTACAAGAGCTTCTTGGTACTACACAGTAGGCGCAAAAGACGGTCAATACTGGATAGATTTCCACAACAGCAACATGGTTGGAGGAACTCCAGTAGTGATTCTCATTCAGTACGGTCACGCTACTAGAAATGGCGGTTATGTGATCGGAAGAGATTTTATCAACCCCGCACTCAAAGGGATATTTGACCAGATCAAAGAAGATGTGTGGAAGGAGGTGTCATCGGTATGAGCAACAACATTGAAGACAACATCGTCTCAATGAAGTTCGACAACAAGCAGTTCGAATCCGGTGTCGCCACTTCTCTGGGAACTATGGACAAGCTGAAGTCTTCGCTTGCCTTTCCCGACGCCGGTAAAGGTCTGGCAGATGTAAACAAGGCAGCCCAAGGTTTCAACCTGAACCCCATGGCCAATTCGATCCAGGGCGTCTCTAAGATGTGGTTGGGTCTAACAACGGTTGCTATTACGGCCATCTCAAACATCACCAACAAGGTAGTGGATTCGGGTATCCAGCTCGCGAAGAGCTTCACTATCGATCCGATTACTCAAGGTTTCCAAGAGTACGAGAAGAACCTGAACTCGACTCAAACGATCATGGCCAATACCGGCAAGAGCGTCAAGATTGTTGGACAGTACCTGGGCGATCTGAACCATTACTCGGACCAGACGATCTACAACTTCGGTCAGATGGCCGATAGCATCGGTAAATTCACTGCTGCTGGTGTGAATCTTCCTAACGCAACAGATGCGATCAAGGGTATGGCTAACTCGGCCGCTCTATCGGGTTCAAGCGTTGACCAACTGAATACGGCCATGTACCAAATGAGCCAGGCGCTTTCGACGGGTACTATCCGTCTAATGGACTGGAACTCTCTGGCGAACGCGGGAATGGGCGGCAAGAACATCCGAGAAGCCCTTATGGCTACTAACAAGACTTTGGGCGATCACGGTGCTGCTATGGAAGCAGCGATCCAGGATCAGGGCAGCTTCAGAGACTCTCTTCAAGCGGGTTGGTTGAATGCCGAAACCTTCACAAAGACGATGAAGGTCATGGCGGGTCAGACCAACAAGGCAGGTAAGACTGTCGCCTTCTCGGTCAAGCAGCTTCAGGGGATGGGATATTCTCTGCAAGCCGCTAAGGATCTGAACAAGCTTTCGTCTGCTGCAATCGACTCTGCTACGAAGGTCAAGACTTTCACGCAGATGATCGATGTTGTGAAGGAATCTATCGGTTCTGGTTGGTCAAAGATCTTCCAGGATCTGTTTGGTAACTTCAAGGAGGCGACAAAGCTTTGGACCGGAGTTACAAATACCATCACCGGTGGTGTGGGTAAGGTCTTCGGTTCTATCGACAAGATGCTTGTTGGTTGGAGAAAGCTCGGAGGTTTCGAAGATCTCTGGGCGACTGTCGGCAACATCTTCAAGATCCTGGGTAACTTGATTCACCCGGTTATCTCCTTGTTCCAGATGCTTCTGCCGAGTACGGGCAAGGCTGGATCTGGTCTGGCTAAGTTCACTTCTTTCCTGGCCACGTTCACTGGATGGCTTGTCAAACTGACAAGTCCCATGGGCGATATGAACGTTCGATTCACGACGTTCGGTCTTTTGATCAACAAACTCAAGGTGCCCATCACTGGTCTCATCAAGGCTATGGCGCCCCTTCTTGATATATTCAAGAAGCTTGGGTCTGTGATCGGAGATCAGTTCAACCAAGGTGCTTCGATTGCTGGAAATCTGATTGATGGTTGGATCTACGGTCTCGACGCACAACAACTCGAGAAAGCTGCGGTGGATCTGGCTAACAGCTGGATTACGTGGATCAAGGACGCGTTGGGTATTCACTCTCCTGCATCCACAATGGTCCCGATCGGCGTGAACATCATTCAGGGCATCGCGGAGGGTCTCACCTCAGCGGCGCAAGGTCTGATCAAGGTCATGCAGAAGATTTTCATTGGTCTTGGGCAGGCTATGAAGTGGGCTGTGGAGAACATCAGCTACAGCGATGTTCTGGACACTATCAATTCGGGACTGTTCCTAGGTCTTGTGTTGATGTTCAAGCGGTTTGTCGATACGTTTGGTAATTTGACAAACAACTTGTCGGCGGTCTTTGGTAGCGCAAGTGGTGTTCTCGATCAATTCAAGAACAACCTGAAGTCGATGCAGAACGAGATCCGTGCAAAGGCTCTCATGAACATCGCTATCGCTGTAGCTGTGCTTGCTGGTTCAGCAGTTCTGTTGGCAAGTGTCGACACTAAGAAGCTTACAACAGCTCTTGCTGCTATCGGTGGCTTGATGGTGACCCTAGTTGGTTCAATGCGTTTGTTGACCGCTGGCGGTGGTAAGAAGATGCCTGACGCCAAAACTATGGCTAAGCAGACTGGCCAGATAGTTGCGTTGAGTGGTGCTATGGTAGCTTTCTCGACCGCAGTTCTGATTCTGTCAGGTGCTGTGGCTATCATGGGCAAGCTCGATCCCAAAACCATGCAACAGGGTTTGGAGGGTGTTGGTGCCATTGTAGCAGGCATTGTAGCGGCAACCGCCATTCTTGGAAAAACGGGCGGTGGAGGAACCATCTTGGCTACTGCTACCGCATTGTTGATTCTATCTGCTGCGCTAACAGCGTTTGTGGGTGTGATGAAACTCTACGAAAGCTTGGATATTAGCACTATCACTAACGGTGGAGGCAAAGCCGCTTTGGTGATTCTGGCTATCGGTGCTGCTATGCAAATCTTCCAAGGGAAGAGAGCCATTAGTGGTGCCATAGGTATGGTGATCATTTCAGAAGCTTTGAAGGTGATTACTGATGCTCTGATCTTGCTTTCGTCAATTGACGGTAAGAAGCTTCTTGCAATGGTTCTGATGTTGGACATTCTGATGGTGTCTATGGCTGGTCTAGCTGAAGTTTCAAATCCCGCTAGTGCCGCAGGATTCATCATTATGGCAGCAGCAATCTTCATCTTGGCTAAGTCGCTCGACATTCTGGCTAAAATTCCAGGAGGAGACATCTTCAAGGGGATGGTTGCCATTGTTGCAGCCATTCTTCTCATTGCAGGAACAGCGGCAGCTCTTTCGTCGCTAAGTCCGTTGATTCTGGCTTTGGGTGTTGCTTTGTTGTCGGTTGGTGGAGCGTTGTTCTTGGCTGGCGCAGGCGTCTTTATGTTCGCTGCGGCAATGGGAATTCTTGCTGTTGTCGGTCCTGCGGCATTCCAGGCACTTGTCGACGGCGCAGATCAGTTGCTGGCATTCCTTCCGAAGCTCGGCGAAGCAATGGGTGAGATGGTTGTTTCGTTCTTCACGGGACTAGTGAAGGCTGCTGGTCCTTTGACGAAGGCTATTGGAAAGCTGTTGGAAATTCTTCTTCAGGCTCTGACCAATGTGCTACCAAAGGTCGGTGCATTGATTCAGAAGCTCGTTCGAGTGATTCTGAACACGATTGTAGCAAACCAAGTAGCAGCAGCTAAAGCTATGATCAAGTTCATTGTTGGGATGCTCAGGGCCATGTCCAACGGCATTCCCAAGATGATCAAAGCAGGAACCGATTTGATCATCGGAGTCATTAAGGGGCTTTCCAAGAACGCGGTCAAGATCGCCGATGCCACAGGCAAGGCAATTCTTGACTTCTTGCATGGCATTCATAAGGCCATCCTCAAGTATGAACAACCCATCATCGAAGAAGGCAAGGCAATCGCCGTCGATCTGGTGAAGGGATTGGTCAAGGGGCTTATCAGTCCAGATGCTCTTAGCGACATTGGTAATGCAGCTAAGGGTCTTGCTGATAAGGCTAAGGATGCTCTAGGTAAGGCGTGGAAGATTCTGTCTCCCTCCAAGGTAACGCAAGAACTGGGAGGGTATTTCAGCGAGGGTGCTGCTGTAGGTATCAACGCAAAGGCACATATGGCTGAAAAGTCAGCTCAAGATCTGGCTGATAAGAGTCTTGAAGCTTTGAAGATGACATTCAAGAATTCTAGGAATGCTTCTAGTGATTTGATGGATCTTCAACCAAAGGTGACACCCGTTCTGGATCTAACTCAACTCGAGAAGGATGCAACGCAGATTTCAGCCAAAATGGGAAGACATTCTGTAAAGGCAGATCTCTCGCGTCGTCAAGCTCGAGACATCGCAGCAGAACACATGGCTCGACATGGCTCCGGAGGCCCAGATTCTGGGGGAGACAGTTACGAGTTCGTTCAAAACATCTACAGCCCCAAGCCGGTCAATCATGTGAAGGCCTATCGGGGAACCAAATCTCAGATTGCACTCTTTAAGGAGGTGAAGGGTAAGTGACAGTACTGACAGCAAAGCCACCGCAGATCACATCTGTGAATTTTGTGGGCTTGGACAACTTGACCTTGCCCTTCCGCTCCCATTTCTTTGATGCACTTCCGGGATTTGATGAGCAATTTCCTCAGTTGCTCGCCGAGAACGAAGACAAGTACTACGTCAAGTCGGTAGACGGCTTAGAACCTCCTCCGCAGAATGTGGCAATCGCGCGTTCTGCCTCCGGGGGTGTTTTCCAAGGCAAGACGTCAGAAGATCGCGAAGTTGTAGTTCTGATCGGGTTGAATCCTGATTGGGATGCCGGAGAAACTCCAAAGATGCTTCGCGATGAACTGTACACGATGCTCAGTACGGGTTATGACCCCCGCGTGGACATTCAGCTCTACGCGGGGGTCTTCCCTCTGTGTCACGAGTACGCATACGTTTCTAACTTTGAAGCCTCAATCTTCGATGCGAATCCGGCGGTTCAGATCACATTCACGTGTCTGAACCCCACGTTCAGAGCGTACTCTCCAGTTGGGTATGACCCAGCAGATCTCAGCGAGACCGCTCCGGATATTTACAATCTGGGAACAGCAGAAACGGGTTTCCAATTCGGAGTGAACTTCACTGGAACTATGAATAGTTGGTACATCAAGCAAGCAGATCATCAAGCCGTAGGAATGGAATTTGATATGGTTTTCCACTCCGGCGATCTGTTGACTGTATCAACCATTCCGGGGCAGAAGTATATTCATGTGAAGCCCCATCGCAAGAAGGTGCAAAACAAGCTTGGCATTCTCAAAGAAACCTCCGAATGGATTCAGTTGCATCCAGGCCATAATCACTTCTTGGTTCCTCCAAAGACCACGCTGTGGAACTGGTCGGGCAAGCTGAGTTTCACGCACCATTACTGGGGTGCCTGATGGATCTTGTGACGGTGAATCGCAAGGACTTTTCCATAGGGAAAATGGTCGAGCTTGACTGGAAGACTGACACTTTGATCTGGACCGAGAGGTTTCAGCCGGTTGGCGGGATTGAAATTCACACGCAGAACGTTACCGGTGTCAAGAAGCTGCTCCCGGAGCGTAGTATGTGTACGCTCCGTGACTCGAACGAGGTCATGTGGGTGGACTCGCACGAGGTTGATGAGAACGACGATGGCGTAGATGAACTCGTCATCAAAGGACGGACTCTAGACTGGATTCTCATGCGCAGGATCTGGACTAATGCTCCGTACGGCAAGAAGCACGCAATGGCAAAGAAGTACAGCACCAGGCAAGCAGTTGAGACCTGGGTCTGGAATGCCATTTGTAATGGAAGCGGTAACGACAGGATCATCACAGACAAGTCATATCCTGCCGCGAATCTTCTTCCAAATGTGATTGTAACAGACTCGATCCCCCCGTCGGGCGACGGCCCGAATCTTGAGCGTAAGGTTCAAAACGGAGATGTCTACAGTCAGATGCAAACATTCCTCCAGTCGGGTAAGTATGGAATTCGCATCATCCGTCCCAATGGCACCAAGGGTCGCAAAGTTCACATCGATGCAGACGGAACGTTCAATACGGACACCGTAGCAAACATCGATGATCTACGATTCGACTTCTACAACGGACGGGATATTTCGGCAAGAGTAGTGTTCAGTTGGAAGGCTGGACATCTTGATGAACCTACGTACCTCCAGTCAAGCGAAAATCTGATGACTGGTGCGTTTGTAGACGGGGATCCAAGAGATCACTATTACACGGATCCGGACGCTGTTCCGGGAACGAACTCGGGGTGGAATCGCTTGGATGGTTATGTCGATGGTGGTAGTAAAGAGGAGCTGACAAGGAATGAGGGAGAGTCAGACGCTTCTTTCAACGCGCGAAAAGCAGCATCGGCTAACGATTTCGAGGAAAGTCTTGAAGATCAGGGATTGAAGGCGGTTAGGAAGGACGGGGCCCACATCAACTCTGTTGATGCTCAGATTTCTCCGCTTATCAACTTCAAGTACGGTACGGATTACAAGCTGGGCGATCGTGTGATGGTGCAAGGTCGTTACGGGGCTCACGAGAAAAAGTGGGTTACAGAGTTCATCCGTGCGCAAGACAGTGAAGGGTACAGAGAGTACCCGACTTTGTCCTCGACGCTTTCCTAGAAAGGGCGTATGTAGTGAAGGAGTGGCATTTCAACGTGCTCTTCTTCGTGGGCGTTATGGGCGCTGTAGCGATGCTTCTCGGGCCCGAAATCGGGTTAGACATAGGGAAGAATCCTACCGCCGTTACCGGGGTCGGCGCGATTTTGACGTACGTTCTGACACAAAAGAAAGCGATAACGAAACCCAGCAACGGCGATAAGTCCACGAACGGAGATAAGCGCGATAAGACCGATAGTCATGGGGGGAAGGAGGCAAGCGGAGATGGCGTTTGATGACCGGCTCGGCTTCCTTATCCTGGGAGGCATGATCGGGTTCATCTTAGGCTATATCGTTCGGTCCCTTAGAGACATAAAAGAGGAGCTGGATGAAGTGGATGAGCTTGTGAAAGACCGGTTCAAGAACCGTGACGAAGGCGGTTTCATCAACTCAACCCTGGGGAATGTCGCGTTACTTATCGTTCTTGGACTCACCGTTTTCGCAGCAATCGCTAGTCAGAAGGCGCACAACGACAGTGAGAATGCAGTAAAGCAGTTGAAGTTGGCCCAAGTACAGTTGGCACATCAAACGCTTTGCAATCGAACTGTTTTGAAAGACGCTTTGGTAGCTCTCAATGAGAGGACTACATATTCCGAAGCGCAAGTAAACACCAATGTTGCTTTGCAAACATCGTTTTCGCGATTGCTTGGAACTTTGTTGAACAATCCTGATTTGACTCCAAAAGAAAGAGAGGTGGCGACAAACAAGTACTTCCAAGATTTGACGAATTACGTCTCGATTGCCGATAAAACTAAGCAAAAGGTGCATGAGAACCCATTTCCCTCGGATCAAGAACTGAGTTCGTGCCTAGAAGCTAGTGAACATTCTAGTGAATAGCGAAGAACGTGGTTCTAGCAAGATATCCTTGGGGAATGTGACTTTGATCATTGTGCTGGTGATTACTGTCTATGCAGCAATCCAAAGTCAGATAGCCAGCAACAACTCGAAGACTGCGATTGAGAGCAACAGAGTGGCAATCGAGACGCTCAAGCAAACGCAGACCGCACACAACCGAATTGTCTTTTGTCTCGAGCAGTACACGACAAAGACCCTTGCCGCTCTGAATGGTCGAACTACATACACCAAAGAGCAGGCTAACAGAAATGTGAGCTTGCAAGAATCTCAAGCGAGGTTCCTCAAGCTACTTCTCCATCAACCCCCATTCTCTGAAGCACGGCAATCTCAGGCCGCGCAGGATTATGTAACGGACCTGCAACAGTTCGTGGGGGTCAACGAGAAGGCCCAAGAGAAAATCCAGCAGAACCCATTCCCTCGGTCAAATGCACTCAAGACCTGCCTTGATTCCGCAGATGAGGGAAAACCGTGAAGGGGAGCACTATATGAATCTCAGTAACGCTTTGTACGACAAGCTGAAGTTTCTGGTCCAAGTCATTCTGCCTGGTATGGGGGCGTTGTACGTCGGCCTGGCGGAATGGTGGGGCCTGCCCAATCCGACGGCTGTAGCGGGCTCTATTGCCCTTGTAGCCACCTTCCTGGGCCTCTTCCTGGGCGCCAGCGCGCGAAAGTACGGGGGAGCCGGTGATTTGGTCGTCACCACTGATCCTGAAGACGGGGAGGTCTACCTGTCAGCGGATCTCAACAAGCATCCGAGCGCGTTCAAGAACAAGAAGAACGTGACTCTGAACGTCGTACAACAGACAGCCGCCTGATTCGGGGGTCGCAGAGGATTCATTGCCTATAATGAAACCTCATCGGAAGGAGACCCCTTGTCCATCATCAAGAAGAAGGCCGTGAAGACGCAACTCGATCACGCTATCGAACAGCTCGAACTCGATCTTCAGATGACTGATGGGGATTCCAAGGAATACGCCAAGAAAGTGAAGAACCTGGAAAGACTGTATGTCCTGAAGATCAAATCTGATCGTCAGGGAATCAGTCCAGACACGATCGTCATAGTTCTCGGTAACCTCCTCGGAATCCTCATCGTCGTCGGATACGAGAGAGCACATGTGATCGGATCGAGAGCGATCAACATGGCTGGAAAGCTTCGCTGAAGCAAGAACTTCACCAAGGATTCGATTTAGGGGGCCTGTAGCAGCCGTTACAGGCCCTCTAAATTTTTGCCTTTCCGCAAAATCAGCATAGCCTCTAATGAACCTACCCTCACAAGGAGACAACAATGTCCAAGAAGCCCAAGCACGTTTTCACCTGCCCGGACGTCATCTACCTCCAGCAGAGGTCCAAGAAGAAGAACCGCAACGCCCTCATCGGCCTGGCGATCTTCTACACCGTGACCATCGCTGGCGGCTGGATGGCATCCTCGTGGATCGAGAAGAACGAGAAGAAGCTCCAGGAGACCCCGGACGCTCCAGACGACCTGTAGGACCACGCCTAAAGCCCACCACCATGGGCTTTAGGTCTTTCGCGGGATATTCAGGGCCTCTAATGACCTACTACAAGGAGGCATCATGTTGCCCGTTACTTTTGTTGTGTCCCACGACCAGCCCCTTCACCCGGACCCCGATGTCGTCGCGCGTATGTACGAATTCCGTCTCGCCACTCGAGAAGAGTGCGATATGGGATGCAAAGTGTACGCCGATCCGAAGGCCCCGAAGGTGCGTATCTTGGCGCACAACTCGAACTACAACTGCCACAAGTAGTACTCATCCTAAAGCCCGCACATGGGCTTTAGGTCTTAACTCGCAAGATATTCAGGGCCTCTAATGACCATCAACATAAGGAGAGACCCCATGGACACATCGGTCGTTATGAACGTCATTCTCTTGGTATTCACTCTGATGCTGCTTGGAGCACTCTTGTACGTCCCGTACAAGATTCTCCACTTCACCATCCGAGGGATCGCCAAGACGACTCAGAAGACCATCCAGACCATCGTTCCATCCAAGCGTTGACACCAAAGGAGAGCCCCGAAATCTAGGGCTCTCCTTCTTTGTTTTCGGTACTGAATCGCGGAATATTCATGGTCTCTAATGAACCATCACCTCTACCCAAGGAGATCCCATGAGCAAGAAGCTCAACGGCTACCGCAGCACCAACATCCACATTCACAACGTGCCAGTGAAGATGCTCAAGAACAAGGACCACGTCATCGTCCTCGGTCGCAGCTACCGCGTTCTTTCCAACAAGAAGAACGGCTACGGTGAGCGCATCATCCGAGCCGAGGCGTTCGGCACCAACAAGAGCGTCGTCACCGTCATCGTGAACAAGGACGCCACCTGCATGGTGAACCGCCGCAAGAGCAAGCGCATCAAGATCGCCAAGAACAAGCTGTGATGAATGGAGAGGGCCCCACAAGGGCTCTCTCTTTCGCGAGAAATTCATAGGGTGTAATGAGAGAAGAAGGATGCGCTAAAGCGCCTTGATTTGCCCGAAAGGGTAGTTGACTGAAAGCTCTCATTCTGAAATAAGAGACCGATTAAAAGTCGGCTAAGCATGGAAAGCGCCCGTCCCCGGTTTACCGGAACGTAGCTAGCGCTACCTCTTATTTCTTTTCTCTCCGCAGAAATTACAACGCCCCTAATGAGAAGAGCACTCGTAAGAGTGGCCAAGACACTAATGTGCAGGTTCGAATCCTGCCTGGCGCGATAGCACGGACCAAACAGCTATCCAACGACGACGTTTTAGTTGGGCGTCGTACCTCTCCTCACCTTTTTCGGTGAGGAGAAAATCCGCAAAAAAAACACGGTCTATAATGAGAAGGACGCAACTTACGTTGCTCCTATTTTTTTCTGACCCCGCTAGAAGAGGAGACCCCAATGGAGTACAACGAGATCGACCCGACCGCTGAGATCACAATCGAGTTCGGACCCGACAGCCCGAACTGGCAGAAGACGCATGAGCACAACATCATGTTCTTTAGCATGATTGCAAACAAAATGCAAAACCGATTGAATGCATGTGGTCATCTGTTTGTCAACGAGGTCATCTCGTTTTTAGATGACGGTCTGATTCTCCCGCAAGGACAGCTCGTTGGATGGATGCCTGGAGAAGACAACTACGTCGATATGTCGTGGTCTGTCGAGAAGGATTTCTATCTCATCACGTTGAAGCCTCAGGGCTTCATCTGGAACCAGATCTGACAACAGCAAGAAGAGGAGCGAGAAGATGGATATTCATGCAGAGCATTGGCGAGAGCCTGCGGCCGTAACAGCTGAACGACCGAAGGGCGAGAAGTACTGCGAGTCATGTGGGGAAGATGTTCCCTGGCACAACTCCTCTTGTTCAACGCTGAAGAACGCGTACAAGCGGCGTTACAGCAAGTGCACGTTCTGCGAAGAGAAGCACCGTGTTGGCGAACTCATGCGCGAACACGTCGAGAACACTCATCGAGAAGAGCTGCAACAGCTTCTCAGCAAGAAGGAGTAAGAAGTGGAGCAATACCGATTGACTACAACCTTCGAGGATGACCTGACCAACATCAGGTCTTCGCTTTCGCTCGAAGAAGCTCTCCAGTTCATGCTGGAGGACGCAGCCGAAGAAGAGATCGTCTGGTTCAAGCTCGAGAAGATGGAGGAGGAAGAAGATGCCGGAGAGCACAACTGAGGCGGTCACCAAGACCGTCGTGAACAAGAACATGGTCAAGATCGCTCTGGACGAGTACAACGATCTCGTCGCCAAGGCGGCTCGACCTGTCGTGCAGAACGTGAGCGTGATGCGCATGACGGATTCGCAGGTCGCCAAGAACAACGTCATCTGGGGCATCGGACTGGCCGCCGTCGGATCGATGACTGCTCTCGCTGGCATCGGGATGGCGATTGCGGGAAAGCGAGCGTTCAAGTGAGGTACTGCAAGAACACCGCTTGTCGGGTCATGACATATCTGACATCTATCGGAGGCGAACACATCGATCAGTCGTGTCCTGGTTGTGGGAAGATCGGAGATCGAAGCTCATGAGCAACGAGATCCTTCAGTGGATCTGCATCATTCTCCTGGCGGCGCCGAAGGCTGTTCAGGTCGTGCGTGACTTCAAGGAAGAGGAAGACGAGTGAAGCTCAAGGTTCAGGCAAGGCACATCGGGAGGCTCATTCAGGAGAGTTCTCCCACTATCCTTACCGCAGCCGGGGTCGTCGGCGTGGTCGGTACTGGATATTTGGTCGCGAAGGCGGCCTTCCGGTCATCGGAGGTGATCTCCGAGTACACGCACGAGATCGAGGAGGGAAAGGCAGCCAATCTTCTCGAGGATCTCTCCTTCAAGGAGAAGTTCGGTCTCACGTGGAAGTTCTACCTTCCCGCAGTGGGTGTCGGTTCGCTCACGATCGCAGCCATCATCGCATCGAACCGGATCCACGCACGTCGTCTCGCAGCCCTGGCGGCTGGCTATGCGATCCTCTCGAAGGATTTCGACGAGTACCGCGACAAGGCTTTCGAGAAGCTCGGAATCAAGAAGGCAGACGAACTCAACAAGGAGATCGCGACCGAGAAGGTTCTGAATACTCCTCCTGCGCCCGGAGGCGTGCTTCCACAGGGACAGACGTGGTTCTGCGACATGAGCACCATGCGCTACTTCCCTAGCACGATGGAAACGGTCAAGGCAGCTCAGAACGCCATGAACTACGCGATCAACAACAATGGATCGGTCTCGTTGAACGACTTCTATTCGGAGCTGCGACTGGACAGCACGACAATCGGCGATCTTCTGGGATGGAGTCAGACGGAAAAGGTCGACGTGATCTTCCAGCCGCTCTTGGTCGAGGAGTACGGATCGGTTACGGCGTTCCGATTCGCATCGGATCCGTACCCAAAATACTAGCCGCGCGCCAGCATTATCACGAAAGCTGGATGTCCGAGCTAGCGTGCGAGAACGACTGCGGATAATCGCAAGAAATACATGGGGTGTAATGAACGATCACTCACAGAAGGAGACCCCAATGACCGAAACGCCCGATGCTGTCATCACCGAGCTGCCGGAGCAGAAGAGCACCCTCTGGACCCGCAACAAGGGACGTCTCGCCAAGGTCGGCACCATCACGGTGCTGGTCGGCGCGAGCGCGTACGCCTTGGGGCGCAAGTCCAAGAGCGGCTCCTGCCCGAACAGCTCGAGCGACAACGCCGAGACCGACGGCCAGCCGGAGACCACCGACTGACCTGATCACTACCGAGAGAGCCTCAACATCCCCACGATGTTGGGGCTCTCTCTTTCTCAGAAAGGGATATTCATGGGCTTGCCCATCGAAGACGAAGCACTCGAGCGTGTGGCCAACGATTCTTCCTTGAACATCCACAAGGGACGAATCGCAGCGTTCAAGGCACTTCACGAGTTTGTCACCGCAGGTCCACAAGAAATCGAGGGCATGTACGTTCCGGAGCTTTCCGAGGACGATCAGCGCCTGGACGATATTTGCATGACGTCCTACAACTCGATTCGTAACACATGGATCGCGATGTACCAACACTGGAAGTTCCCAGATCTTTTCGTTGTCGTGGAGTGCGTCAACGGTTCCGTTTACACCCAGGTCAACAAGCACGTCCAGCGTGCTTCTGACCACACACAAGCCACCTTGTGGTGAAAGGAAACACATGATCAAGCAGTTGGTTCATTACAAGGCACCGAGCGGTCGCAACGTGTCTCGTACGTTCTACTTCAATCTCACGAAGTACGAGGTTGCGGGTGAGATGCGTCTCGAGGAGATGCACGCCCGATTCAAGCGTTTTCAGGACGAGGTGATCGACTCTACTCCTGCTGGTGAGACGCGTGAGATGTCTCCCCCGGAGATCCGTGAGATGCTCGACATGGTCAAGGCGATCGTCGAGTACGCCTACGGCGAGTACAAGGACACTCCTGAGGGTGGCGAGATCCGAAAGAAGAAGGACGATCCTGAGGTCTGGATTCGTTTCGTGGCTTCTGGTGGGTTCGATGCGTTCATCTGGTATCTCTTTGAGGACGGCAATCGTGCCAACGCGTTCATGACGAACATCTGGCCCGAGGAGTACCGTGGTGGAGCTCGTCCGGCGACTGCCCCGGTCGCTCCGGAAGCTACGGACGACGGGATTCCTTCTCTGGATGACGCTCGTGACTCGCTCATTCCGTCTCTAGAGGCCGTCCCGGATATTCAGGGTGCTACGGTTACTGCGGCGGAAGAGAAGGCTTGGCACGACTACGCGCGCAATGAGCTTCTTGCGATGTCGGACGATGATTTCGACGCTCTGGCAAATCGATCGAAGAAGGGAAACAATCTTCCCTTCCAGCTGATCCAGATCGGGATGGAGAGGTCGAACCGGGGGACGACCGAGTAACTGCGGTCGTCGCTTGCGGGGTGGGGATATCTGGCTGGAGGGGTCTCGCCGATTCCTCACCCCGCAAGCAAAACAACGCCTATAACGACACCCACACGAAGGAGCAGCCATGCTGAACGTTGAAACCAAGAGGCGCCTCGAGCGCATCAAGATCAAGACCCTCGAGGTCTTCGAGAACAACCCCGTACTGTGCGTCGCCGCCGTTGGCGGGCTGCTCACCGGAGCGGCCAAGCTGATGGACGCGAACACGAAGCGGAAGTATCAGAAGACCTGGAAGGACGAGGTCGAGCGCCGTCGCCTCATGACCTACTGAGCTCTGCACCATCGCAAGTCGGGGAGAGCCTTAACATCCGTTAGGGCTCTCCCTTTTCGCAGGATATTCATGGGGTGTAATGAAAGAGACCCCAACGAAAGGTTCCTCATGTTCAACAAGCTGGCTTACGCATTCGACATCAACTGGTCGGGTGCCTGGCGCAAGGTCCTGGTCGGAGCAGGCTTGACTGCCTTGATGGGTTACACCTACAAGCAGAACAAGCAGTTCGACGACCGGATGGACGCCAAGTACCCCGGACCCCGAGCGAAGAAGAAGCAGCAAGAGAACTCGGAAGAGACCTCGTAACACTCATTTAGGAGAGCCCCGTAACACGGGCTCTCCTTTTCTGTTCTAGGAGAAAGAATGACCGAATTTCCCTCTCAGAGCCACAAGTCTCATGAGCCACGGGAAGTCCGACCTGTGACCAAGTCACCGGCTCGGGAACGAAAGGCGCCTTTAGGGCGTAGGCTCCGTGACACCATCTTCAAGGGAGATGCTGAGAGCGCATGGAGCAGCATGGTCTGGAACAGCTTCTTTCCAGGGCTAGCGGATCAGGTCGAAAACGCGCTTCATGAAGGTCTCTCCACGTTGTTCGGAGGAACATCCACGGCGTATGCTCGTCAGAGGAATCGTCCTGGAAGTCGCATCTCGAGGTACAGCCCCGATCGAGCACTCGGCAACAATCCATCGCCGTCTCGTGTCGAGGTTGATCCTCGTGATCGTCACAATAGCCTAGTGTACGAGTTGGATTCTCGCGCAGAGGCTGAAGAAGTTCTCGTAGCCATGAATGTCACGATTGATCAGTTCGATGCTGTGACGTTCGCTGAATTTCTTCAGATGATCCGAAAGACTCCGGAGCACACCGACTACAAGTTTGGGTGGGACGACCTGGGTGGTTCTAAGGTTGTTCACTCCAAGGGATCATATTTCTTGGATCTTCCGCCCGTCGTCACTCTCAAGTAAAGGGAAAAGCATTGAGTATCACGGCTACTCGACGTCCCAAGTTCAGCGTCCAGTCCAAGATCATGGATTTCAGCAGCAAGATCGATCGTGTCATCTCTCAGACGACATGCGATGTTCATGAAGCTGGCATAGGACAGATCTGTTTCCAGATCGTCGACGATGGGGGCACAGGTCGCGCAGGTATCTGCGGCCCTCGTTCTCGCAAAATTTTCACGGGAGTCTCATCTCCCAAGCATTCGTCGCCCAGCCAGCGACCCAACGCACCGAGGAGCAACACATGAAGTATGTACCAAAGAAGATCACTCAGACTTTCGGCATTTCGCTGCTGAAGACCAAGCAGGCTTCGCCTCAGCTCCTGTTCGCGGCAGGGCTTGTTGGTTTCGCAGGGACGGTTGTACTGGCCTGTAGGGCCACGCTGAAGGTCGAAGAGGTTCTGACCGTTCACGAGAAAGAGATGCTGAGTATTTCCCGCAGTCAGGGAAAGTCCAACTCCGTCTCGGATGAGCATTACGACAAGGAGCGTCGCCACCTTTCGCTCCGGACGAGTGGTCGTATCGCCAAGCTTTACGGTCCGGCAGTGGGTGTCGGCGTTTTGTCTGTGGTTTGTCTGACCAAGTCGCACAAGATCCTCAACGAGAGGAATGCGACGCTGACGGCAGCGTACGTGGGCCTTCAGAAGTTTCTGGAGGGTTATCGTGGACGAGTCCGTGAGGAGATCGGGGAGGACAAGGAGCGCGATGTTTACTACGCTTCGACTCCCGTTGAACTTGTACAGGATACCGAGAACGGTCCCAAGAAGTACTTCGCAACCGCACCGGGGATGAGGTCTCCATATTCGGCGTTGTTCGATGACAACAACTCGAATTGGCAGGAGGCAAACGAGTTCAACATCGCTTTCCTGCGAATCCAGGAAGATCGTCTGACTGACAAGCTGCGTTCTCAAGGAAGTCTCATGCTCAACGAGGTATATGACCGCCTCGATCTTCCGAGGACGTACGCCGGAGCTGTCAACGGATGGATGATCGGCCATCCGGACAGTGATGACTTCGTCGAGATCCAGATCATCCCGGTACACGACTTCCAGGGGACTTTGATGCTGGACTTCAATGTTGCAGGAGACGTTGCACACATGCTCTCCGGTCGGGCGAGTGGACGAAAGAACGGGTCGTCATGACATGGAATTCGATCTTGAAGAGTCACAAGAGCCATCTTGTGCTTACGGCTGTCCTGTCGGCCAGCGCGGGAGCCGGTGCCGGTATCTTGGTGTATGCAAGGGTGCTCGAAGCCAAGTTCCAGGATCGGCTCCAGGACGAAATCCAAGATGCGAAGGCGTTCTACCAGGAGATGTACAGCACTCCGACCTTCGTAGCTGAGGAGCCTTCGCCGAGTGAGGAAGAACTTCTGGGGAAGATCCGAGAGGCTACGGACGAGCACGATAAGCCTCCAGTAGATCTGGTAGGCCAGGCGCTCTCTGCGATGGCTACGTACGACCCGGAGGCCTCTGAGGAAGAGGAAGAGCGTCTTGCTCGCAAGTCTCCGGTAGTAGTCAACAACATCTTCACGAACGCAACTCCTCCGGGAGAAGAGGTGTTGGGTGCTCTGATGGCGGATCGAGATCCTTCGAAGCCGTACATCATCACGAAGCACGAGTATTTCGAGAACGAACCCGAGCACGAGCAAGTGGCCTTTACCTATTGGGAGGGCGACGACACTCTCGTGGACGATCGGTACGAGTATCAGCCGGTCGAGGACCACGAGTATGTCGCAGGTGAAGACAACCTTCTACGCTTTGGTTATGGATCTGGTGATGAGAACATCATCTATATTCGTAATGAGAGCACCCAGATGGACCTGGTCATCACGAAGTCAACCGGAAAGTATGCGGTTGAAGTGATGGCTATTGATGAAGAGGGGCCACATCTTGAGCACTCACAGCCGAGAAAGTTCCGACCGTACCACGATGACTGAGACGCTTGACGACCAGTATCTCGAGTGGATCTACAACTTGATTGGTCGTCAAGAGAGGAACGTCGATCACTGGAATCTTTTGGAAGCTCTGAACAACTACGACTTCGTCATGATCGTCCCAAACGATGACAATCGTGCCGAGGACGGAGAGGCGATTCGTAAGGAGTTTTCAGACGACACTGGTGTAAGGCCGAACTATACGTGGATGCACACGAACTGTACGGTCCTCGAAATGATGCTTGGAGTCGCTTACCACCTCTCTTTCGAACTCGACGGGGAGGTTGGTAAGTGGTTCTGGCTTCTCATAGACAATCTAGATCTCACGAAATACAACGACCGTCGTTTCAATGAACGATGGGTAAACGAAGTCATCGAACGAGTTGTGTGGAGGCAATATAGCTACGACGGACGTGGGGGATTGTTCCCCCTGAAAGAACCGCGAGAAGACCAAAGGCATGTCGAGATCTGGTTCCAGATGGAAGCGTACATGCTTGAGATGAGTTAGAAGGGAGGTGTGATGGATTTCTTCAAGATCGCAATGAGCGAAGTCAAGTCGGGTCCCCGAAAGGGCGAATACGACGTTTACCCGGATTTCCAGGTCAGCAGATTCACGGATCTGATGGTCAAGGGAAAGCAGTTCTATGCAATCTGGGACGAAAAGAAGGGGCTGTGGAGCACGGATGAATACGACGTGCAACGGCTCGTGGATGAGGAACTTGCTGCGTATGTCGATAAGTTGGATATTTCGACTCCGTACTCAGTGAAGTGGCTTCGCTCCTCAAGTTCGGGTAGTTGGCGAGCTTTCAGAAATTTCATCAACCTTCTCAGCGACAACGCGCATGACCTGAACAGCAATCTCACCTTCCAAAATACGGAGGTAAAGAAAGATGACTATGTTTCACATCGTCTGCCTTACGCTCTTGTTGACGGCGATTGTCCTGGCTACGATGAGCTTCTTGGTACTCTTTATCCTGTTGAGGAGCGTGCGAAGCTTGAATGGGCTGTTGGATCAATTGTTGCTGGGGATAGTAAGTACATCCAGAAGTTTGTGGTACTTTACGGTGCACCAGGCACCGGTAAAGGGACATTCCTTGACATCGTCAAGAAACTCTTTCCTGGGTACATCACGTACTTCAACGCAAAAGCTCTTGGGAACAGTAACGATCAGTTCGCAACCGAAGCCTTCGCGTCGAATCCCCTAGTTGCCATCCAAGCGGATGGTGACATGAGCAGACTCGCAGACAACACAAAGATCAACACGATCGTTTCGCACGAAGAGTTGCAGATGAACTCGAAGTACAAGCCTCTGCACTCTTCGACTGTGAATGCCTTCTTGTTCATGGGTACGAACAGTCCGGTGACGATCACAGACGCAAAGTCTGGTCTGCTCCGACGTCTCATCGACGTTAATCCGTCGGGAGCCTATATTCCCGAGAATCACTACCACACGCTCATGGCGAAAGTGGACTTCGAGCTGGGTGCGATCGCTGCGCACTGCCTCAAGGTCTACCGTGAGATGGGGAAGAACTACTACTCTGGATATCGTCCGACCACGATGATGCTCCAGACGAACATCTTCTTCAACTTCATCGAGTATCACTGGGATACGTTCAAGCAACAGGATGCAACGACGCTTTCGCAGGCGTACCAGTTGTACAAGCAGTACTGCTCTGAAACCGGCATTGAAAAGCCGATCCCGATGTACAAAGTTCGTGAGGAGTTGCGGAACTACTTCAAGGAGTTCAAAGACCGTGGACGATTTAACAACGCTGACGTTAGGAGTCTGTATAGCGGCTTCATTGCTCATCCTTTCAAAGCTGCTTCTACGCGAGGGGATCACGCATATTCACTCGTACTCGACGCCACAGAAAGCCTCTTGGATGAAGTTCTGGCGGATCAACCGGCGACAGAAGCCGTTTGGGACGAAGACAAGAAACTGTATCGACCGAAGTACAAGTGGGCAAATGTTAGAACGTGCCTACGCGATGTCTCAACATCCGAGCTTCACTACGTCAAGGTCCCCGAGAACCACATCGTTATCGACTTCGACAAGGTTGATGGAGACGGTAACAAGTCGCTTGAGCTCAATCTCCAAGCAGCATCCGCTTGGCCTGCGACGTACGGTGAACTTTCTCAGGGAGGAAATGGGGTGCACCTTCACTATTCCTACGATGGAGATGTGTCCCAACTGTCCACTGTTCACAGTCGGGGAATCGAGATCAAATCCCTACTCGGAGATGCAAGTCTTCGACGTCGTCTTTCTCGATGTAATGCGATCCCGATTGCAGAACTCAAAGAGGGAATGCTCCCACTCAAGGCCAAGTCAGTGATCTCAGAGAAAATCGTCAAGGACGAACGTCATCTGAGGAACTTGATTCGGAAGGCCGTGCGCAAGGAGTTCCAGCCAGGCACAAAGACGAACGTAGACTTCATCAAGAAGGTTACGGACGAGGCATACGACAGCGGGATGTCCTACGACATCACAGATCTGAAGCCTGCTATCATCGCGTTTGCAAACAGTTCGACAAACCAGTCGGCGCTGGCTCTGCAAATCGTGACGACGATCCACTGGAAGTCTGAGCTGGTTGATGAAGACGCCATCATGGAAGAGCAGCCAGAGAAGCCTCTCGTCGTTTATGATGTTGAGGTATATCCGAACCTGTTCACCATCGGTTGGAAGTACCGAGGAGCAGCCGAGGATTCCATCGTTGAGATGGTCAATCCGAGTCCTCAGGAGGTCGAGGCGTTTGTCTCGGCTTATCGGTTGATCGGTTTCTACAACCGTCGATACGACAACCACATGCTGTACGCACGAATGCTCGGATATTCCAACGAGCAGCTGTTTGAACTGTCTCAGAAGATCATCGTGGGTAATCGCAATGATGCTCTGTTCGGAGAGGCCTACAATCTGTCCTATGCAGATATTTGGGACTACAGCAGTATCAAGAAGTCACTCAAGAAGTTCCAGATCGACCTTGGGCTGAATCACATGGAGAGTAACATTCCGTGGGACAAGCCTGTTGATGACGCGCAAATTCCTTTGATTCTGAAGTACATGAGGAACGATGTGCAGACCACAGATGAGGTGGCTGACGATCGAGAGGGCGACTTCCGGGCTCGGCAGATTCTTGCCGATCTGAGTGGTCTAAGCGTGAACCACACGACTCAGAACCACACCGCCAAGATCATATTCGGGGATGATCGAAACCCACAGGGCAGTTTCAACTACCCTGATCTCGCGAAGGAGTTTCCGGGTTATGCCTACGACAAAGGTAAGTCTCACTATCGAGACGAAGAAACGGGTGAGGGAGGTTACGTTTACGCCGAGCCAGGCTTCTATCGCTCTGTTGCTCTTCTGGACATTGCGTCGATGCATCCGACTAGCATCCGAGTCCTCAACCTCTTTGGTCCCTACACCAAGCGATTCACCGATCTTGTTGACGCCCGTCTCTATATCAAGGCCGGTGACCTCGATGGTGCAAGAAACTGTCTTGACGGACGGCTTCGGCCATATCTTCGAGACGGCGAAAACCTAAAGCCTCTGTCTGATGCGCTGAAGATCGTGATCAACATCGTGTACGGCTTGACTGCTGCACGATTCCCGAACAAGTTCCGGGATGATCGCAACAAGGAGAACATCGTCGCAAAGCGCGGTGCCTTGTTCATGATCGATCTGAAGCACTTCGTACAAGAGCAGGGCTACACGGTCGCACACATCAAGACCGACTCGATCAAGATTCCCGATGCAACACCGGAAATCATCGAGCAGGTCATGCGTTTCGGGGAGAAGTACGGATACACGTTCGAGCATGAGGCAACGTATGACAAGTTGCTTCTGGCGAATGAAGCAGTCTACATCGCTCGAGAGCCAGGTACGGATCCTGAGTGGCACGCAACTGGTGCTCAATTCCAGGAACCATTCGTTTACAAGACTCTGTTCTCTGGAGAACTTGTATCGCTTCGAGATCTTGCTCAAGCCAAGCAGGTCACGAAGGGCACGATGTACCTGGACTTCGAGTACGACAGGCCTACGCCTCTGGTGGAGTCCATGCGGTACGTCGGAAAGAGCGGTCTGTTCTATCCGGTTCACCAGGGCACTCCTGGCGCAGGCGTTCTGTATCGCGTCAGCGATGAAGGAAAGATGTACAGCGTCACTGGTACGAAGGGTTTTCTTTGGGTCGAGGCAGATGTTGCTGACAAGCTCGGAGAGGTCGATATCGACTATGCGTACTATGACAAGCTGCTTGACGCAGCACGCAAGACCATCGAGGCCAACGGGGCTACGGTGGAGGAGCTCGTTAGCTAGAAGAGGAGCAAGAAGATGAGCGAGAAGATGAAGATTCAACCAGTCGAGGGAAATTCGAATCGACGTTGGGCCATTACAAAGTACGGATGGCCTCTCGATGCGGGTGCGCTTCGAGTGTCACTTCAAGAAAAGCGTTGGTGGGGATGGAGGACGATCGATTCTCAGTATGCTTACACTCCTGGAGATATTGAGCACGCAAAGCGTCTCGTTCTGAACGCACCGATGCTCAAGAAGCATCGTCGAGAAGAAATCGCCCGACACAAGAAAATCGCTGACGACTTTCTCGATTCCTGACCAACAAGCTAGAAGAGGAGCAAGAAGATGAAGATTGGATTCACTGGAACTCGTCACGGCATGACAAACGATCAAGCAGACACTTTCTATGAGCTGGTCCACGATCTGTTCTACAGAGATCGGAGTGTCCGAGAGTTCCACCACGGGGATTGCATCGGTGCAGATGCGGAAGCACACGAGATGGTCTTTGAACGAAATGCCGGTGTGTTTTATCATCTCCACCCCTGCAATCTGCCTCGCCAGAGGGCGTACATGAGTGCTGATTTCGAGTACGAAGAGAAGCCGCCTCTCAAGCGAAATCATGACATCGTGGATGCTTCGGAAGTCATGATCGCGACGCCCAGAGAAACGAAGGAGAAATTTCGTGGATCGGGCACGTGGGCGACGATTCGCTACACGCGCAGCCAGGAGAAAAAGCTTTACATCATCTGGCCCGACGGGTCGATCAAGGAAGAATTCTAGAAGAGGAGCAAGAAGATGAGTTTTGTTGAACTGGATGAGTCCAAGAACATCTCCGCGACGTTGGAGAACATCGCAATCGATGCTGTGCACTCCAATCTTGAGGGAGCGGAATCTGCATACAACAACGCAGGCGATAGGTTCTTTTACGTGACCTTGTCTGATGCGGTCGCTGAGAAGATGGTCGAAGAGGGCTGGAACATCAAACGGCTCTACACTGACGGTCAAATGATCAATCTCTTGAAGATAGCTGCCGGTAAGGAGTTCGACCCTCTTTCGGGACAAGTGCTGTCCAACTCCAGCAACGAGGACTGGAAGTACGTCAACGACGGAGACGCCATCGAAATCGTCGGGGTCTACTGGTGCATTCCCAAGAGGGACAACCTCAGTGGACACAAGGCGTACTTCAAGAAGATCAACCGTTAGAAACATCCAACACACCAACCACAAAAATCGAGAAGGAGAGCTAGAAGATGTCCAGTCGCAGTGAGAAGAACAAGAGGATGCGTGCCAAGCGAGAGAAGTGGGAGGCCGAGATCAAGGAGCGCGGTCAGAGCTTCCTGGCAAAGGAGCAGTCTCGTCGCAACTCGGAGCGCGAGAAGGCCGAGCAGGCACGCAAGGATCGGGCCATCGCCAAGTCGAAGCGGCTGGCCAAGGAGCACAAGCGGGGGAAGCAGGGTGTCCAGAAGCATCAGCCGATGCAGAAGGGCCGCAGCACTCTCGCCAAGATGGCCGGACAGGAAGGTTCGTGATGATCTTCATGCTGAACAAGGCGGGATATTTGCACCAGGTCATGAACGAGGACCTGGCGCAGACGTACGCCATCATGTTCCCGGAAGAGATCTACTTCTTCGGAGAGCTGGCGATTCCTCGTGGCTAGGACGACTGTCAAGAAGTACGATCAGCCGATCGTCGTAACCACCGAGGAAATTCGAGAGACTGTCCAGGAGTGGCTCGAACGTTGTCGAGGCGATGAGGACAAATCGGGAGAGATGGAGAACATGTGTTACTGGCAGGGTTCTGCTGATGCTCTCGAAAACATCCTCATGCTCATGACTGGTCAGAAACCCGAGGAGGAGAGTACCGGGTGAACCATCTATATCACCTTCCGGGCGTGACGGACGGTGCTGTGCAACGCGCACAGGCGGAGAAGCACGCGGCCCGAGGCCAGACGTCTTGGGTCCATGAACATGCACGGCTAGAAGAATGCAACGACAAATGCGAGCTATTCGAGCCCGCACCCACCAGCAAGAAGGAGCAAGAAGATGATTGAGTACGGAAGCAGCCACCTTTCCCTGGGAGTTCTCATCGGACTCCCCGTCTGGATCCTGACAACCATCGCTCTGGTAGGCGTCACGATCTGGCTTTTCAGGCACGACTGGGACGATTACGACAAGCCATACGCCCGTGTTTTCTCATGGATTGGTGTCGGGCTCGTGGGGCTTTCTGTGTTCTTGATGGCCCTCGGGTACTACCCATACGGAGCCAAGTACCACAACTGGCAGCATATCGGCGGAGACGTCACGAGCACCAACAGCAGGTTCCTTGCCAAGACGGGAGGAACTGACCAGAAGTTCGTAGTGACGTTCAAAGGATCTCCGATTCAGTACGGTTGCAACGATACTCGATGCGCAACTGTTCGTGTGGGCGATCACCTGACCATCACCTGCAAGGCCGTGTTCCAGTGGTTCGGTACGGACGGCTGGGACTGCAATTTCATCAACTACAGCAAGAAGAAGGGTTAGAAGATGAAGCCACACAAGCGTAACGGACGCGAAGCGAAGATTCGTCGACAGCAGGCCGCGATCTGGCGGGCTCAGAACAACGACAACAACACAAAGATGCTGAAGGCGATCTTCGGCAAGAAGGAGACTGACAATGGCTGATGATGGCCCTACCCAGCAGCAGATCCGCGATCAACTCGGTGTCAAGATCAACGTCGGAGACGTACGAACGATTCAGGACGCGGATATTCTCTGGCCGAACTTCAGTGGAGCCAAGGACAAGTTCAACAACGAGGGCGATAGGAATTTCAACCTGCGTCTCACCCGCCAGGAAGCCGACGAGTTCACCGACGAGGGCTGGAACGTCAAGTGCAAGCTCGCTCGACCGAACGACCCCGATCAGGACGGTGAGGAGCGCTGTGTTCTCAAGGTCACTGTGAACTACGGCAACCGTCCCCCCAAGATCGTGATGATCGGCAGCAAGACTCGCAACCGTACAGAGCTCGGTGCTGACATCGCAGGACTGATTGACTCGGCAGAGATCGTGGAGTGCGACCTGTCCTTTGTGCCGTACTTCTGGTACATCAAGGCCACGGACTCCATGGGTGTCTCTGCGTACCTCAAGACCATGTACGTCGTGGTTCGCGAAGACGAGCTTGACCAGAAGTGGGCAGAAGAGCCCGTCGAGGATCACGCATGAAGTACGCCATGGATGTCTGTTTTCATGGCCTCACTCCTCAGCAGGTCGCCGAGGTTCGTGATGCGATTGAGAGCAGGGTTCCAGCCACGGTTGACGTGTCCTACACGTTTACTGAACTGACAGAGACTGAAGTCTTTGAAGAGGATCTGAACATCAAGGCTCTCGGAGCTCTGCGCGATGAAGGTCTCACCAATCAGCAAGCCGATGCAGTCATCCAGCGGCTTCGACACGCCGGACTCACATTCAAGGAGAAGCGATGAAGAAGGTCATGTTGCTGGCGGGCTCCTTCGGGGGCCTGCTCTGCTTCATCAAGTACATGAACATCACGCTTGAAGAGGAGATGGAGCGCCAGCGCAAGAACGTGGCCGATGTCATGAAGGGAAAACTGGTCTGATGTTGCCCGACGAAGCGATACGTATGTGGGCGATAGAGCAAGCCGGAAAGATTCTGGTCGAAGTAACTACGGTTCAAGATGTTCGAAAGTTTGTTCTTGAGACCGCTACAAACCTTGAAGAGTTTGTAGTGGAAGGACCAAACAACGAGAAGCTCACTTACGACGAGGGAACCATGAACAAGGTTTACGATGCTCTTCGTGAGAATGGCTTTCTAAAGGGCGACATCGAAAATGTGATCAGCTCATTCCAGAATCGTGGAATTCTTTTCAGGGAGCGTGCAGAAGATGCCTGAGATTCGACATTTCATCGTGACTCAGACTCGAGAGGTCAAGGTGACGGCAAACAGCGCAACAGATGCCGTTCGACTGGCCGATGCTGCGTTCGAGCATGGTCAGATGAACTCAGAGCCTATCATCGCAGCCGGAAAGGGACCTGAAGGAGTCTGGGGTAACACCCGCAGTCGAATTCGTGTAATAGATACCTGGGCAAAGGAAGAGCGATGAGTGAGAAGAAAGATGTCCTCGATTTCCCGTTGGAGGAACTCGAGGTCCCTGCTGCAATCAAGCTGATGATGGGTGCAGCCACGAAGTGCGTCACAGCAGTTGGCGGTGGTCATTACACGCCTACTCTTTTGACTGACGACGAGCGTCTACTTCAGCTGTCAGAAAAGCTGGAGGCTCGTGTCGAGGATGCTATCGATGCAGCAAAGGCCGTTCGTGAAGAGCCGGTCTCTGAGGACGCTCCGAACGAGGTAGCTATCGTCGAGAGCGATATTTACCTCATGAACGACGATCTCACGATCAACTACAAAGGGATCTTGTTCCATCGCACGTGCAACCAGCCGGTCGCGCCTGAGACGGAAGGGACTTTCCCGACGTACTGCATCAAGGTCGCCAACCATCAGCACCCCGAGCACGAGGACATTGAAGGGAATCGCCGATGAACTGGACTCTGGTTCTTGGAGTTCTCTGTGGAATTCTGGCTGCCATCCTGATTCTGGCTCTGGGCTACGTCTCAGGAAAGCAGGAGGGCAAGAAGGAGGCCACGGAAGCTTTCAGCGAGAAGTGGTACACGGGCCCCGAAGGTCCACCTGGTCCGCCTGGTGCAATCGGTATGCCAGGTGACAAGGGAGAAAAGGGCGATCCTGGAGATCTGAATCCTGATCTCGTGAAGCGTCTCCAGGTCCTGGACGGACTCTCCGAACGCATCGAGGAACTCGAGAATCGCGATCAGCTCTATCAGGATCGCTTCAAGCGAGTAGAACGAAAAGCAGGGATGAGCGTATGACCTACAAAAAGGGTCAGATCGACAAGGGCGACCTTGCAGGTACGTATGTTGTTCTTGTCGCATTCCAAAATGTCGAAGATGCCAAGAATCTTGCTGAGACGCTCAAGACTCAAGACGATCCGAAGCGATTGATGGTCACCTATCACGAGGTGAATGCCAGTCACTACGACATCGACTACGACATGCATAAGCTCTTGATCTATCCGGGAGA